TTACATATTCCTAAAGATATTTTAAGCTTAGAGGCTAAAAAAACAACATACAATAACTTTAAGGAATCTATGGTTTCTTACGTTCAGAACGAAATGCAGTCAACGTTAAACTCTGTTATAGAGGTTTTTCAAAGATTGCTAGATGATGAAGGTCTTGAGGTTGTTGGAAGTTATGAGCATTTACCAATAATGCAACATATCTTAAAAGAAAAGTACGAAGCTCACAAATTAAGAGGAGAGGCTTTAAAAACTTATAGAGATGCTGGTTTGCCAGATAATGTTATTTTAGAGTTACTAGGTTTTGACAAAGGGGTAGTTTTAAAAGAAGTTCAGCAAGAATCAAGCAATAACAATAATAACAATCAAAATGGAGAGCAACAAGGTTCAGAAACCAACTCAGAAGGAAATTAAGAAAGTTAAGATTGAATCAATAATAAATAAAAGGCAAGAAAAGGTCGATAACAGAGAGATTATTAAAAAGTAATAAAATGAAAATAGATATTCCAAACTTTAAAACAAAAAAAGAGCTTTTTGGTTTTTTAATTGAAAACAAAGAGATTTTGTTGACTCAAAAAAAGTCTGCAGTAAAATACGCTGATGGATTATCTATCGACCACCTACCTAGAGAGGTTCAAAAAAACATAACTAAATCAGAAGAAACTCAAAGTGTTGAATCCGATATGGTAAAAACTAGGACAATTATAAATACTACAAATATATTAGACTCGCACGGAGACGTTCATATAAAAGGTATTTGGAATAAATCTTTAAAAGAGAACAAAAGGATATTACACGTTCAAGAGCATAAATCTAATGAGTTTGATAAGATTATTGCTAGTGGCGAGGATTTAAAAGCTAGTGTTAAAACGTATTCTTGGAAAGAATTAGGTTACGATATAGAGGGAGAAACTCAAGCTTTGGTTTTTGATTCTAACGTTAGAAAGGAAAGAAACCCTTTTATGTTCGAGCAATATAGCAAAGGTTACGTAAATAACCACTCAGTAGGTATGAGATATGTTAAATTAGACCTAGCTATAAACGACAAAGATTACGAAAAAGAAAAGTCTTTATGGGATAAAAACATAAATTCAATAGTAAATAAACAAGAAGCTGAAAAAAATGGTTACTTTTGGGTCGTGCAAGAAGCTAAAGTAATTGAAGGGTCAGCAGTACCGTTAGGTTCAAATCCTATCACACCAACATTAAATATAAAAAGTGAGCCGACTATTTTGGATTTTATAAACAATATGGACACTCAGAAGTCGAAAGCCGCAGAAAGCACTTTCAGTATATTAGAAGCAATTAGTAAAACAAGTATTAACATTAAAAATTTTTAGAAATGAACGAAGACGAATTTAAAGCATTAATTGCTAAGATTGAAAAAACAATCGGAACGTCAATGGATGATAAGCTTAAAGAAGCTTTCAAAGATTTAGACCCTAAAGTCTTAAAAGAAATCAACGACAACTCAGAAGAGTTAAAAAAGTCAGTTGAAAGTTTAGAGCAACTAAACAAAGATTTAAAAACTGCTCAAAAAAATCAATCTGATGAGATTGAAAATTTGCGTAAAGAGTTAAATTCTAAAGGTGGAGCAGATACTACTTTAAGAGGAGAGGTTAAGAGGTTATTGAATGAGAACTCTGATGCTTTAAAAAGCTTAAAAGATTCAAACTCTAAAGAAAACCTTAGAATGACAACCAAAGCGGTTGGAAATATGCTTGTATCTACAAACGTAGGAGCTGGTGTTATTCAAGCGGAAAGAGAAGCTGGTATTACTAGAATTGTTAGAAGACAGCCTTTTATTGTAGAATTAGTAAACACAGGTATTATTTCATCAAACCTTTGGGAATGGGTTCAGCAAGCTAATCCAGAAGGAGATGCGGCAATGACTGCGGAAGGTGCTAAGAAAGCTCAAGTTGACTTTGACTTAGTTCTTGCTTCTGCTCAAGTTCGTAAAGTTACTGCTTTCATCAAAGTATCTAAAGAAATGTTAGATGACGTTGCTTTAATTGAAGCTGAAATCAATCAAGAATTAACAGAGTTAATTAACTTAAAGATTGACACTCAAGTATTAGGCGGAGATGGATTAGGTCAAAACTTAGTAGGTATCTTAGAGAACGCTACTGCTTTTACAGCAGGTTCATTCGCAGCAACAGTTAGTGAGGCTAATAACGCAGATGTATTGAGAGTAGCTATTAATCAAATCAATATAGCTTTGTTTCAACCAAATTATATTGTTATGCACCCAAGCGACGTTACAGCTATGGAATTAGAGAAAGCTAGTGATGGACACTATATCTTACCTCCTTTCAGAAGTGTAGACGGTACTACTATAAAGGGTATTAATGTAATTGAAAATATTGGAGTAACAGAAGGAGATTTCTTAGTAGGAGATTTCACTAAATCTGGAGTAAGATTCAGAGAAGGTTTAGTATTCGATGTAGGTTATGAAAATGACGATTTCACAAAAAACTTTGTTACTATCTTAGCTGAGGCTAGATTAGTTCATAGAGTTAAGTCTAACCATTATCCTGCTTTTGTTACAGGTAACTTCGCTACCGCTAAGGCTGCATTAGAAATAGTATAGTACTATGGGAAGAACTGAAAAAAAAGAAGGACACTTTAAAGCTACAACGGTTGAGCTAAAGTGGAAAGGAAAGACTTATAGAGTAGCATCAGACGTTGCTGATGCTATTAAAAAAAGACAAGATTATTCGGAAGAAGCTCCTAAAAAAGCTACTAAAAAAACTCCGAAAAAATCTAGTTAAAACATCTCAAAATAAAACGAAAAAAATAAACAATGCCTAGTATAATAGACGTAACATATTTCGAGAACGCAAACCTTTATATTCCAAATAACAAAGACGTGAATGTAGAACCTACAACAGCTCCTTCTGTTAGAACTGATTTAGAGGTTATGATTGATATATACGAAAGAGAGTTACTTTTAGGTGCACTAGGTGTTGATTTATATTCGCAATTACAAATAGCTTTAGGAGACTTAGATAGCGCTGACCCAAAATGGAAGAAATTAGTAGAGGGAGAAACTTATACTAACGACAACGGAGATAAAAAGATTTGGGATGGTTTAATAGGTTTTCAAAAACAGAGTTTTGTTGCGTTTTATGTTTTTGCTGAGTACATGAGAAATGATAACGAAGTTTACACTACAACTGGTGTTGTTAAAAACACTTCCAAGAACGCAGAGAACGTAAACCCTACACCTAAATTCATAAAGGCTCACAGAGAATTTATAAAAGGGTATCAAGGAGTTTTATTTCAAGAGCCTAGAGTTTTACTCAATGGTTTTGGTTCTCTTGGTCTTGATTGGAGAGGAAACGCAGTTAATGTTTGCTTATTGGAGTATTTAACTGATAAGAACGATTTAGATGAAACTTCGTTCCCAGATTTTGAATTTCGTTTTTACGACGAACTAACATCTTTTGGAATATGATTGTATCTGAATATAGTATAAGAGAGATTGTAAATACTATGCCGTTAGTGCAACTCAATAAAAATAAAGCTGTAAAGCCTAAATTTCATTGGGGAGACGAAATGGAGTTAAATAGATACATTCAGTTAAATAAAGAAAATTCATACCCTTTGATATGGCTTTTACCTTCTAACGACAATTACCTAGGAACTAGATATGAGAATTTAATTAAGAACTGTTCATTTGTTATAGCGACAAGGGAAACTAGAAAAGAACTTTTTAACGACCAAAGGTACATTAGGTCTTTTGATTTGGTTTTAAATCCTTTGACAAAAAACTTAGTACACGGACTTACACATTCAAATATATCTGAAAGAGAAGGTCAAGATGGTTTCTCTTCTTTTAAACACCCGAACTACTCAGCAGATTCAGAGTCAAACGGAACAATAGATATTTGGGATGCGGTAAAGCTAGATATTAGGATAAAATTTAAGGACAATATAGAATGTTTAAAACCAATTAATTATGGCTAAGAAAAATAAATACAAAGGATTTGTAATAAGAGAATTTGGTTTTGATAATAAAAAATATTTCTACGGAGATACATTTGAGACATCAAACAAAGAGATTTACGAAAATTTAATTAATATTAAAAGAATAAAATAATATGTCAGCATTAATAGATATTATGAGTAAGCTTGAGGACTGCGGAGGTGATTCAGCGAATACAGGTAAACTAGGTTGTTTACAATCTTTCGGAACACCGTCAAGCGTTATTCTAACAGCTAAAGGTTTTGTTATCCCAAAGGAAACAGAATTAACTATCGCTTATTTACAAGGCGAAGTACAAAAAGGAAATTTAATACCTCTTATTGAGTCTAGTGCTTTTGAAGAAATGTCATCAGAAGACGCTTACTCAACAAACTCAGCAGGAGTAGAGAGATTGAACTTAAAAGGATTGCCTAAGTATAAGTTTATGTTCGAGGAAGGACATGAGTTCTTTAGACAAATGTCCAAATTAACTTCTTACAAATCAAAAGGAGCGATTCTTATTGATGATGATGGGAAATGGTTATTTGGAGTTAACTCTAAGGGAGATTACGTAGGTTTGACTTTAGGTCAAGTTACGGCAGAGATGCGTAAGAGTAAAGTACAGGGTGGAGACGCAGAAAGTCGTTCTTTAGTTATGCAATTTACTGATAGGTATCAATTTGATTCTAGCTACGGAATTGTAGAGCGTGATAGCATAGGTTTTTCTCAAGAAGAAGTTCCTACAATTAACGGAGCAACAATTAAATTAAGCAACATACCTTCTTCGGGAGATACTTCAATAAGCATTACGACTGTATTAGCTTCTGACGAAAGTTCCCCAGTAGAAGGGTTGACTGCTTCTGATTTTGTAGTTACAAGCGCAGGTTCAAGTCAAGTTCCTAGTGTATGTACTGAGACAGCACCGGGACAATATACTTTAACAGTTACCTCTCTATCAGTTGGAGCTTTATCTGTTAAGTTGTTTTCTAGCGCAGATAATTACGACGTAGTTATTGTTGGAGACTTATTGTTCCGCTCAAACATTGAGTCTGCTACAATAGTATAATTTGGTTTTTTTATTAATTTGAAACCCTTTGCGTATATTCGTAAAGGGTTTTTTTAATTACAAAATATGGATTTAGATACTTACGTAAAAAGAATAGAGCATTTAGGGAATAACTATACTCAAGAGGTTTGGAAATTACTTAGCGGTGTTGACGGATATATTTTAGGTATTCCAAAGCAAAGAATGTACCTATACGGAACTGACGCTAACGATATGCCTTTAAGACCAAAGTATAAACCTTCAACTATAAAGAAAAAGAAAAAGAAAGGTCAAACGTCTTCACACGTAACATTGAGAGATACGGGAAAATGGAAAGCTAGTTGGAAACTTGTAAAAGTAGGTAATAAAATTACATTTACAGCACCTAATAATTCTAAGACAGGATTTCTAGTAGAACACTACGAAGGTAATGAGTTGTTTGGTTTTTCCCCAAAAGACGGAGAGGAAATATTTAAGAGATGGATAAAGCCATATATAGATAATATAATTTTTCCAAATCAAAAGATAGATATTAAATTTTAATTATATATTTACATTGAGAAATCTTCATTAAACAGACTAGCTAAGTTTCTTAGTCCTTAAACAAGAGCTACTGTTATTCTCCTTAACTATTAAAATCATCATAATGTCAGTAAATTACTATAAATCGTGTTCAAATTTACCTATATACAATTTCTATAAAATAATAGATGAGGCTAGTTATGCTTACCTTTCAAAAGATTATATAGAGGGGGAGGATTTTAAGTTTGATGTAGTAGAAGCAGAAATTCTATTTACTAAAATAATAGAAGAATACTCTGAGTTAACATCAAATAGAGAGGTTCTTGTAGGTTTTAAAATGCAAATAGCAATACTTAATTATGAGTTTGAAAGAGATTCATTAAAGAACATTTTAGAAATATTTAATGAAACAAACGATTTTGAGGTACTCTTACTGCTATCTTCTTTCGGTTTTGATACAAGTAATAAGCTAGGTCTAGATAAGCTATTAAAAAGCGTTATTTCGAGGATAAAGAACCTAAACAACAAGATAAGAATAAACAAAGTAAATTATACAAAAAGATTCAAGACCACAAAAAAGGAAATAAAAAGAAACTTAGACAAAGAAGCTCTGCTTTTAGAAATGAGTCTTGAACTTGGTAGGGAAATTGAAGTCAGAAAAACAAGCGTAACAAAATGGGTTAATATGGTAAATATTAGCTCAGAAAAAGCAAAACAAATAAATAGCTTAAAAAATAAATAATAATGGCAAATACTAATATAAACACAGCCGATAGTATAGAAGCTATAAAAAAGCTTATAGCTGAGTTTAAAAGTTTACAAGGGCAGACAAAAAATACTTCTAAAAGTTTTACGGATTTACAAAATGCTTTAGCTTCATTAAATGGTGTTTCTTCTCAGACAAATGCTCAGTTCACATCGTTACAAAAGCAGTTAGCAAACTCTCAAAAATCGCAAAAGAATTACGTTACTCAGACAAGGAATTTAAAAAAGGAAACCGCACTACTTAAAGCTGAAAACGAAAAGCTTGAAGCTTCTTTAAAAAAGAGTCAATTACAGGCTAAGAAAACAGGAGGAGCTTTTAAAGGTATTTTAAGTAGTGTTAAATCAATTACAAGAGCTTTTGGTATAGTTGCTGGTATTCAATTATTTGCCAATATAATTAAAAATGCATTTTCATTAATAAAAACATTTGATAGTTTAAGATTTACTTTAGAAAGAGTTTCTAAGGGAGCTTATGATGTTGCAAATAACACTGCTTTTTTAGACGGTATAGTTAATGATTTTGGGGTTAATTTAGTATCTACAACAGAAAGGTATATAAAATTCTTAGCTGCGGCAAAAAACTCTGGTCTAAATATGAGAGATACAGAAAGTATATTTAAGTCTATGACAAAAGCTTCATCTGTTCTTGGTTTAAAAACTGACGAATTAAGTGGAGTTTACCTTGCTCTTGAACAAATGTTATCTAAAGGTAAAGTAACAACCGAGGAGTTGCGTCGGCAATTAGGAGAAAGATTGCCAGGTGCTATGGGAATTATGGCAGCTTCTATGGGTAAAACAATAGAAGAGCTTGATACTATGATGAAAAAAGGAGAGGTATTATCCGCTAAGGTTCTGCCAGACTTTGCTAGAGCTGTAGAAATTGCTTTTGGTATTGAAAACATAGATAAAGTAGATACTATTGTAGCTGCACAAAATAGAATGACAAGTTCTTGGCAAAACTTTATAAAAGTAATAGGTTCTAGTTCTGGTTGGTTAGGCGATGTTTTTGAATGGATAAGTAATAGATTTGAGGATATAAGTTTAGCTATTATGGATGATGCTCAAATTTTGCAAAAAAATCTTTCTCATTTTATGAAAAAATCTGAAGAATCATTAAGGCTTGAAGCTGAATGGGATGTTGAAGACGGAATGGGTATGATAGGATATTATGATAAGTTAAGGGAAAAAATATTAGAAAATAGAAAAACTACCGAACTAGCTAGTGGAGATTTAAAAAAGAAGCTAGAAGAAGATGGTGCTAAATTAATTAATGAATTATTAATAGCTAATAAAAAAAGAGAAGAAGCTCAAAGAAAGAGAGCTAAAATTAATATAGAAGCTTCTGAAAAGGAGTTTTTAACACAAAAATTATTCATAGAAAAAAGACAGGAACTATTAAAAAAGGCTGAGGAAGAATCTAAAAAACAACTCAACCCAAAAGACGAAAATAGAGTTTTACACAATATAGATGTACTTAAAAATGGAGGTTTATTTAAAGATGAAAACGGAGTTATTACTGAGTTTAATAACAATATGGATAATTCCCTTGTTACTTTAGCTAAATTAAAAGCTGATTTTTTAACACTTAGAAAAGCCGTTGAAGCACCTAGTAAAGTTCCTGATATTATAATAGAACCAAATGGTAGTAAAAAAAGAAAAACAGATACATCAGACCTTGACTCTCGAATTGCTCAGTTAAAAACATTAATTGCTAGACTAGATGTTTTAAGAAATTCAGCAGAATCAAACGCTACTGATAGCTTAGAATACACTGCGAGTATCTTGGTTTACGAAACACAAATAATTGACTTAGAATATAAAAAGAGAGTAAGAATAATTGAAGATGCTTCTAAAGAAGAATTTAAGACAAAGAAAATGACTGCTGATGAAATGATTATAGCAGAAGAAAAAAAGATACAAGATATTATAAAGGTAACAGAGGAAGGCGAGAAAAAGAAACAAAAAATATATGAAGATTATTTCGATTCAGAGCAAGAGCAGTTAGTTAATAATTACAAGAAAACCTTATTGCTAGAAATAAATGCTATAAATGCTAGTAATAAAAGTCAGAAACAAAAACAGCAAGAAATAAAGGACTTAAAAGTTAGCGCTTATAACGATATGATTAACGACCAAATTAAATACTTGAAAGACCAAGTTGCGTTATGGGAGTTAGAAGGTAATATTAAAAAAGCTGTATATGAAGAAATAGCAGAGCTAGAAACAAAGCTAAAAGCCAATGCAGCAGAATCATCTTTAGACGTTACAAATGAATCTTTAATAAAGCAGTTAGACTTGTTAAAAGAATTTTCTCAATCTATATTTGGTTTAATTGATGCTTTTTCAGATAGAAAAATAGAAGCTATTGATGCTGAGATTAGAGCAGAAGAAAAAAAATATGATAGGTTAATTGAGTTAGCTGAAAATGATAAATCTAAAAAAGAAGCACTTGAAAAACAAAGAGATGACGCAGTTGCTATTCTAGAAAAGAAAAGACTAAAAGAAGAACAGAGACAAGCTAAATTTAGAAAAGCTCAAGCCTTGGTAGATATTGCTATAAACACAGCTGTAGCTATTACTAGATTACCAGCTGATGGTGGTTTTTTAGGTTTATTAGCAGTACCTGCTATGATTGCTTTAGGTGCTCTTCAAGCCGCAGCTGTATTAGCATCACCTATACCTCAATACGCAGACGGTTTAGATAATGCAAAACAAGACCACGTAGCAATGATTAACGACGGAGGTAAAAAAGAGTATGTTGAAAGAAACGGAAAAATACTATCAACAGATACGAGAAATGCAATCGTTAGTTTGAAAAAAGGAGATACGGTTCATAAGGATTACGACTCTATGGTTAAAAATTCTATGCTATACTCTATCTTATCTAATGGTAATCAATTTTCTCAACTTGAGTTTGACAACCTTAGTAATGTTATAGAAACTTCTATAAGTAAAGGTTTTAGTAATGCTAGAATAAATAATAAAGTTAACTTAACAAATAAATTACCTAACACTTATTTACTAAAAAAATCAAGATTTAATGGCTAATACAAAAGCAGGTTTACAAGATTATATAAGATTCGTACTATCTGATAGTACAGGTCAATCTATTGTTGTTAAAAATATTATAGGATGGAATGAAGTAGGTTTAGATGCTATGAGAAATATGGAATATCACGGTGTTATAACCCAAGTATCAAATGAGCTAAGCTTTAATAATGAAGAGAAAGACATAATTGAAAACGAATATACTCGCAACAGTATTTTAGGAAAAATAAACTTAATAGTATATAGACTTGAAGATAAAGAAGGAGAGGTTCAATGGGTTGAAAAATATTTCTTATTTGCAGATTTTGCAACTAGAAAAATAAAAGATGATGTATTGAGTATAACTTTTAACTCTAATACTTTAATGGATTTATTAGACGCTTATGAAGACGAAGAGTTTGAGGTAGAAAGATTAGAAACTGTTGACAATAAGATTATAAAACCACTAGATGAGATGTTTTTAAAAATTAATGGTCGTAGTTTAAATGCCGTAGGTACTGGTAAATTTATTCCCTCTACAACTCCTTTAACTTTTGCTCAAGGTATATTAAACGAAGTTATAACCGAAGGACCATCTAGACACTCTAGTTCAACACAAGGCTTATTATCTGGAGGGTATTTAACAGGAGATTATATGTTTTATGGTTTTTCATTATCAGAAGAGCCTTTAAAAGATATAACAATAAATTTTAATATATCAAAAGCTATTTTATTTGCTGATTCTAGCTTTTTAGTTGTAAGATATGATTACGATGAAGATACAGCTAGATATACGGAGGTTGAAAGCGATATTATTTTTACGGGAACACACCCAACTCGTAATTCAGAAGTATCATTTACTGGTTCTAGAGTTTACAAGAACGTTGGATTTAGGCAGTCTTTAAGATTTTATATGGCAACTACTATCCAAGTAAATCAACCTATTGAAAATATAATAGGTAGTTATACGATAGAAGAATCTAGTTTTTTTGAACCATCACCAAGTATTAAATTTAATTTCTTTCACGATGTTTTAAATAGATTAATGTTAATTATAACAGGAAGGGATGATTCTTTTTATTCTGAAATATTAGGTAGGGTCGGAACGAAGGACTATAAGAAAGACGGAGATTACGGTTTAATAGGGTTTTTGTCTGGTTTATGGGTTCGTAATTTTAAAAAAGACGCTATTAGATATAAGTCTCCTATATTATCTATAAAAAATGGTTTGCAATCTATTTGTAATGTATTTAATTTAGGTAGTGGTATTGAAAATATAGGTAATAATCAAAGATTGATTGTTGAAGATATAAGGTATTTTTACAGAGACGATATTATTGGTAGTTTTCAATCTCAAATTTCAAAAGTAGAGAGAAACACGGAAGCTCGCTCTTTTTATAGTGGTTTAGAATTTGGTTACGAGAAAGTTCAAAAGCTTGACCAAGAAATGGGTCTTGATGAACCAAATATAAAGTCAAATTTTATAACACCTATTTACAATACAAAAAATAAATTCAACAAATTAAGTAAAATTAGAGCAGATGAATATAAGTTAGAAACATTAAGAAGAAAACCTATTTTAACAAACGGAGACGATAGTTTATCTGGAGATGAAGATAATTGGTTTTTAGATTTAAAAAGACTTGAAAATGATATTTATGAATACGGTCAAGTACATTGGTCTGATAGGCTTGAAAAATCTCCAACAGGTATACATGACCCAGAGAGTTTTACAAGTATGATTTTTACTCCTATGAGGATTCTTATAAGAATGGCTAGTATTTTTAATTCTGGGGTATATTTATTTAAAGAAAAATTTATCAACTTTACAAGTAGTTCCTCAAATAGAGACTTATCAATGCAGTTTAAAGAAGAGGAAGATATTAAGGAAAGTCAAAATATAAAAGTATCTGATTTAAAAAGACCTATTTTTAAGAATGAAATAATTAAATTTACACATCCTTACACGGCTGAGGTTGAAAACCTTATTTTTGGAAAAACTAAAGTCGGAGATAGAGAGATACCTAACTTTTACTTTAAAATGGAATGGGTTAATGAAAAAGGAGATATTGAGAGAGGTTACTTTTTAAAGTACGAATACTCTGATAACCCAACATTTGAATTTTTACTAGCTAACGAAGACATAATATAAAATGGCAAATTCTAAAATTACAATAACATTTACAGGTGTTCTTTTTGAAAATGATTCTATATCTTTTGAATATTTTAATAACTCTACAAATCAAGTAGTAAGTAACTTAATAGAGACGTGGAAAATAACAAGAAGAGCTTCTTACGAGATTCCTTTAGTTGACACTGGTTTACAATACCCAGATATTTCTTCTAGATTTATAGCTTACTTTAATTTAGATTACAATGGTCTTAATATTTTTACTGTTAACTATATAAATTCATCTGTTGTTGAAATCGTATCGAATAGCGAAATATTTAAGTTTCAGAACTTAACTATAACAGGAAACATAGAGGCAATTATACAAAATAATACATCTAGCTTACCTTTCGAGGTTGTAAGTTCTTCAATAGATACTTTTGAATCTATTCCCTGTGAAAGTTTTGAAGTCAATATAAGTACGTCAACAAATATTGTAACATATACTTTAGATAGATTGACTACACCGTTAAACTCTACAACATTATCTATACCTTATCCTAGAGGTTCTGAGTTTAAAATTATTCTAACAGACGCTCAAGGAAAGCAAATTAATTTCCCAACACAAACAAACGCAGATATAAACAAGGCTGGTCCATTTAACGATTACTTGTTTGTAGAAAAATTGTTGTCTTCAAATATAACAATACAAACAAATACATTAATAAACGGAACTACTGTAAATATTTATGTTTCAAATGCTAACTCACTTAATAAACAGTATTCTTTAGACGGTTTGAATTGGAGTACATCTTCTATTTTTACAGGTCAATCTGAGGGAGATTATACTCTTTACGTAAAAGACCAATACGGATGTCAAGTAACAAAAGACTTTACTATATCTGGTGTTAGCAAATTAAAACCTTACTTTTCTATATCTAAAGCAAACGCATTTAATTTTATAAAAATAGAAGAGCCTAACGGTGAAAATATTTTTGAAAACCAAAATAACACTTTTAACGGAGGGTGTGTTTCTTCTTTAAATTATACGATACCACAACCTTTTAACAAGAAAGACAAACCAGTTTTGCAAATTAAAACGAATTACCAAGAATTAAGTTTGTTTTTAAGAACAGAAAGTGGTTCTGAAAGTGAGTTAGGTTTACAGAAACTAACATCAAATCTAGATAGATTTTTAGCGTTAGACTCTATTATTTATAAACACGCTAGCGGTAATCTAGCAATGTACTTTAATAGCGGTAATAAATACGATGAATTAGGTAGTGTTATCGGAGAGTATTCCCTTTATGGTAATTTACCCGATTTTGCTAAAAAAGGAAACTTTGTAACCGTTGGTCAATTAGGCACATTTGAAATATCTACGGTAACAATAGATAGCGAAGAGAATAAAAAAATAATTTTATTTAATACTCCTTACATTGGAGAAAAAACAACAGTAAAAGCTACTTCTATTTATAATCTTTTAAATTACGAGGTTTATGAATATTATTTTAATTTCAATTTTCTTAATGAAGGAATGTATGATTTAATAGTCAAAGCAACCCCTTTAAACGAAGCAGAAGAGATTTACCTAAGCGAGACTTTTGATTTGAGAAATAATCACTTAAATACGCTTCATATAGAATATTACAATAAAACATCAAATAATAGAAGTATTTTTTATAAATTTGGAATCAAGAACGTTTTAAGAGTATTAGTTAGTCAAACAGAAAGTTATTTTTTAGAAGAAAATGAAATAAATGTAAACGACGATAACGTACAATCTATAAAATCTTTCTTAAACAAAGGAAATAAGTATTTATTCGAGGACTTAACTACAAATCAAATGGAAACTCTAGCTATCGCATTATCTTCTGAGTCCGTAATTATAAACGGAGTAATTACCGTTAAAGATGATAACTTAAATATAGAGCAAATTAAAAATACAAATCTATATTCAATAGAGGTTAAAATGCTAGTAGCTGCTCAAAGTTTCGATATAGAAGATACTGGTTATAGCGGTCAAGATGAACTTGATGAGAATATATTTATACCTAATATAATAACAGACGGAAATAACTTTATAAAATCATAAAATGAGTTTACAATCACAAATAAATCAATTAAGAGCTACAATACAGGCTTTGATAGATAACTCTAAAAAGTTTTCTGATTATAATTTTCTTGAAGTTGAAGGTATTGATGATGTTTTTTTAGTTGAAAAAAATAGCAATGGAGAAGTATTTAAGATAAAACTAAAAGATGTTATTGCTCAAGGAATTTCAGACATACCGGGTCTTACAGATTTTTTAGACACAAAAGCAGAATTAAACGGAAACGAATTAGAAAACTTTAAGGTTGCTGATGCTATTTTACAAACGGAAGCAATTACAAAAGCACAATTAGATTCTGCTATATCTGATTTACAGGGAGCATTATTACCACAAGGAAATTGGAATGCAAGTACAAATACACCTAATATTTCAGCAACAACAGAAACTGGTTATTATTGGATAGTAAGTGTTGCAGGAACAACCGATATTGGAGGTATTACAGATTGGGAAATTAACGATTGGGCAGTAAAAACAGCAACAGGTTGGGCTAAGATTGACAATACAGACAAAGTTGCAAGTGTAGCAGGAAAAATAGGGGCTGTTACTTTAGACTTAGATGATGTTAGTGATAGTGCTACAAGAAAATCATTAACAACAAGTGTGCAAACCATTGAAGGTGCAAAAACTTTTAGTGAAGATATGTTAGTTGATGGTGCAATAACCTTTGGTGAAGCAACACATAAAGCGAAAATTAATAATAATTTTTTAACAGCACCAAGATTTTTTCAATTTCCAAATCAAACAGGAACATTGGCTTTGACTATTGATATAAACAAAACAGCTATTGATAATTTAGGAATAGATGCAGAAACATTAGATGGTTTAGATAGTACTGATTTTGTAAACTTAACAGATACACAGACTATTGGTGGGGTTAAGACTTTTAGTGATGATATAAAATTAACTTCTGACAAAAGACTTGTTTTAAGCACAGGTGGTTATAGTAGTATAGAGTTTGATACTGTTGGTAGTGTTAATT